AATGAGGTGGACCTGCTTGCGCACCAGTTCAATAGCTCCTGCGAGGAGGAGCTAAAAGAGGGGCGAGGGGCTGGCCGCGCCTCCATTGTGGACAGCCTCAAATCAACCGAATGGCTAATCGAGGAAGACGAGGAGGCATCATGAGCTGGTTAACCTTTGGCGTAAGCGAAAAATACGGCCGCTGCGAATTTTGCAGCTGCGACGGGTTATTGACGTACATCGATCCGCTGGAAATGTGGCTGTGCTTTGATTGCCAGACAGAGTACGAAGACGCCGATGAAGTCATGCACTTATCTGGTTGGATTCAAGAGGTGGCCCCTGGAACTTGCCGGGTGTGCGGCTGTACTGCCGAGCGAGGGTGTTATCCCATTCGGTGCTATTGGGTGGAGCCAGATTTGTGCAGCAATTGCGCCGGTTCGATACCTATCGAGGAGGCGTCATGAACAACACCCTGAACTTTGGCCCCTGCTGCGCCTGCGGCCGCACCGGCGACAGCGTACGCAACCTCATGATGCTGGACTTCACCGCGCCGCAGTCAGGCACCGGTTGGGGCTGCTTTCAATGCGGCCTGCCGATGGACGGGGCAACGGCCGTTCTCTGTGACGACTGCCTGGAAGCTGAAGCGGAAATTCTTTTTGTCATCGATGGCCAGCCGCTAGACAGGAAGCGACTGGGGATAGATGAAGCACGCGAGCGAGCAGGGGGACGCCCGTTTAATCACAATTTGAACATGCACCCCGAGGTGACAGGAGGGCTGAACTAATGGCCACCAAAGAGGCCCCGCCCCTCGTCGATGTCCTCTCTGGCCTCATCGCCAGCCAGCACCCGCGCAAACTCAAGCCGCTCAGCGGTGGCCTCATCCTGGCCTACACGCCCGGCAGCCACAACGCCGCCGAGCCAGGCATCTACCGGCTCACACTGTCCAGGCGGGGCGTGTGGCCATCGGAGAACGAGGTGCGGATTGTGCAGCGGGAATTGAGAGAGGCACTGAAACGCAACGGCCGTTTCGCGGGTACGATCAATTGGGAGCCGTGGTTAAGGGGGGAGCCAGGGAAACGGCCGTCTGACCGGGTAATGTATCACGTATTGTTCTGGGAGGAGTTGACCCAGAGCAGCCTATTCCAGGAGAAAACAAATGAACGTACCAACAATTGAGATGACCCCAGAGAGCGCCCAGGCCAAACTCAACGCCTATCGCACCCAGCTGCGCCGCCGCGCCGATGCTGAATACGAAGCCGCCGCCGCTGGCTACGAGGCCCTGGCTGAGGGCAGGGCTCTGCTGAACCTAACCGACGCCATGAACTTTGCCGGTTTGGGCGACGACGGCCGTCCGCGCCTGGCCATCGCCCGGGCCGACAGGAAGCAGGTGCATTGTAGAGTCGGGCGGCGAGAAATAACATTTAATGCACTCAAAAACCGTTGGTCAACACGGAGCTATGAGGGTTCGCTGGTTATTGATGTGCCGTATAATAATGTGGGATTCGACCGATTTTCCAAAGAGGGTTTTGGTCTGGTCCCAATGGTTCCCGCTGATGTGCGTCCAAAAGGCCAGCTGAGAGAATTCTTTGTTTTGTGGGAAGTTGAGGCATGGTCAGACACCAGTATGCTGGCGGAGCCAGACCGCGACCCCTACCTACTCAAACACATTGGCGGCGACATTTACGCAGTGATCGCCGAATGGGATTTGACAGAATTAGAACGGGCCATCATGAGCGGCCGTAGGGAGGGGTGATTGATTGGCCCTATGTTGCTCCTGATGATTGGTTCATTTTGAAACAACTTTATGTTATACTGTCTGTATGTTCACGAACGGCCGTTCTACCAGCCCAGCCGGGCACCTGATCCAAACCACTGACGAAAAGCGCCAGGCTACCTGGCTGCACGTCTTTGGCACGGACACACTCCCGGTGATGGCTGCCACCCCGCGCTGGCAAGAGCAGCAGGGCAGGGCGTTTCCGGTCCTGGCTTACGATCTCGCCCTGGGCGATTTGTCAGAACCGCAGCGGGCGCGGTTTGCCGGGTATCTGTCGAAAAAGTACCGGATGGATTACACGGCGGTGCTGAACGAGTTGGAAACGGCCGTTTCCTGGCCAATTAAAGCGTCATTCGATATTCAAGTTTTGGAGCCAGCGGAGGAACAAGCGCCGCTGGCTTCCTTGTTGCCTGGCTGGAACCGCATCACAGAACGGCTACTGCGCGAGCGCGGGGCGTTGTGGCGACGGCTGGCGAGGGTGTGACTGTCACAACGGCCGTAAGGGCAGGCGGGTAAAATATGCCCATACTCGTAATAATGAAGATTGTTTGGAGTATAAATTGTTTCGGATAGTGATAACTCACGCAGTGACTTAGGGGGGATTTGCCAGAATTGAAAAATTCCGCTTTTTCCGCTTTTTGGACAATATGAGCAACGCGCCAGAGTTCGACCACACTTCACCCATTTTCAACGACAGCCCATTAGCGGACGTTTACCACAACGTCCGCCACGAACTGAAGGAACGGAACAACGGCCGTTCCACAGCCGCCCATCACCGGATCGCACTATGGGCCGCCTGGGAATCCCACAAAACCGCCAAAGACAACAGCGGCCTGAACCTGCTCAAAATGGTTGGCTTGCCTGACAAGCAAAAGGAGTTTGCCGAACTGCTGGGCGTGTCTGCCCGCACCATCCGCAAATACCAGGAGGAGCACGCCGAATTCGCCGCCACCGGGCAGCAGATGACGTTTACCCGAATCCTGGGCCGCTATCGGCTGGGCGCGGTGGAGGCGCTGGGTCAGGTGGTGACGGATAAGGAGCACGGGCAGTTTGCCCAGTCGCAGCGGACTTATTTCACGCTTACCGGGGATCTGGTGGATAAGCAGGACATCACCACCGGCGGCGACAAATTGGAGGTAGTGGTTAGATATGCCGAAACTGACGATAACCCTGCCTAAACCGCACGCCGCCCAGGCCCGCGTCATTAGCGAGGCCGCCCGGTTCAACGTAGTGGACTGCGGCCGTCGCTTTGGCAAAACGCAGCTGGGCCTAGACCGTGCCGCCGATCCGGCCGTCCTGTCCTATCCCGTCGGCTGGTTCTCCCCCACTTACAAACTGTTGCTGGAAGTGTGGCGTGAAGCGTCGATCATCTTCCAGCCCATCGAAAAGCGCAAAAATGCCCAGGAGCGCCGGATTGAATTTGTCACCGGCGGCTTGCTGGAGTTCTGGTCATTGGATGACATCAACGCCGGGCGCGGCCGTGAATACAAGCGCATCATTGTGGATGAGGCGGCAATAGTCAAGGCGTTAATGGACCATTGGCAAATCGTGCTGCGTTCCACCCTGGCAGATTACCAGGGTGATGCCTGGTTCCTGTCCACACCCAAAGGCCGTAATGGCTTCTGGCAGATGTACCAGTGGGGGCAAGACGAACTACAGCCAGAGTGGGCCAGCTGGCAGATGCCGACGCACGCCAACCCGTTCATCGCCCCCCGAGAAATCGAAGCCATGCGCCTATCCATGCCTGAATTGGTTTACAATCAGGAGGTGATGGCGCAATTTCTGGAGGATGCGGGCGGCGTATTCCGGCGGGTGATGGATGCAGCAACGGCCGTTCCCGAGGAGAAGCCGGGGCCGGGGCCGTATGTATTTGGTGTCGATTGGGGCAAGATGAATGACTTCACCGTCATTGCCGTACTGGATGCCAAAATGAAGCGCATGGCCTATCTCGACCGCTTTAACCAGATAGACTACCATGTGCAGGTTGGCAGGTTGGCAGCATTGGCGGAAAAGTTCAAGCCCGTGGGGATTGTGGCAGAACGCAACAGCATGGGCGATCCCATCATAGAGCAGCTGCAACGGCAGGGCTTGCCCGTTCTTCCCTTCACCACGACCAACGCCACCAAAACCCGCGCCATTGACGAACTGGCGATGGCCTTTGAGCGCGGCGAGATCGAAGTGCTGAATGATGTTATTTTAATCGGCGAGCTGCAAGCCTACGAAATGGAGCGGCTGCCGTCGGGGATGCTGCGTTACAGCGCCCCGTCGGGTATGCATGATGACACGGTGATGGCGCTGGCATTGGCCTGGCAGGGCGTCATGGAAATGGAAGAGCCGAGTTACAGCGGCGTTTTGATTGATGAGGAGCCGGCGGAGATTTCGCCGTATTAGGAGGATTGAATGACAACAATAACCGAAACCATAGCCGACCGGCTCACCGGCGGCAAGCTGAGCAGCCTGCAGGAAACGGCCGTTTCTCAAAGCGGCCAAATCTGGCAGCTCACCGAATCTCTGCAACGTCTGGAGCAAGTGCTCTACAGCACCGAATGGCGGATGATGAGTATGCAGGCCGATCAGGAGTTCACCCGCGCTGGCCTGCGCCAAATCACCGAACTTTCCCGCATCATGCGCCTGAAAAACCCAATCATCAAACGCGGCGTGAAAATCCAGCGCCTCTACGTCTGGGCCCAGGGCGTCAACATCAGCGCCGCTGACGAAACAATCAACGCCACGGTGCAGGTGTTTCTCGACGATGAACGCAACCGCGCCGAATTGACCGGCCACCAGGCACGGGGCGAGCGGGAAACGGATTTGCAGCAGGATGGGAATCTCTTCTTCCGCTTCCACATCAACCAGATAAACGGC